TTGGCAATCCTTTTGCACCGCCGGGGATGGTATGTGCGCGTGTAAAGCGCGATCGCCATCCCCTGCCTGCATTTATGCACACCTGAACCAACGTTTTTCAAATTCTTGTAGTTTCGTTTTAGCGAAACTACAAAAACATGAAAAATCCCCAGCCATCTAGCTGGGGTCGTCCGCATAGTCGAAAGTTTTCACAATATCCTAATCTCTTCAGGACGTGCTGGACGTCCAAAACGATGTTCGTCCTTATCTCCTACAACTCGATACGCTCTTGTTCCGTCAAACAATCTCTGAACGGCACAAATAGTAAAAATATCAAATTCCGCCGGACATGTCGGATGAATAAACACGCAACGACGACCGATATTTCTTGACAATTCATCATCACTAGTTATAAGGTTTGGGAAATCAACGATTTCCCGATGTAGGTCAAGCCTTGTCTTTGAGAGTTTCATCAATAACAACCCCCTCGTTGAACGCGGATCTTCCATTATGTGGTATGTTATTTGCTCAACTTGTGAAGGATGTATTGATTTAGTGACACACCTTCCGCCTTGGCCATATGAGCCAGATGCTTATGCAGGCTTTTGGGAACGCGGACAAGGATTTTGCCGCTATATTCTTCGTCGTTCGGCACTGGCTCAGGGATTGGATCACCATGATCCAGCTTGACTTGCAGCCAGCCCTCCATAGCCTCACGGATATTTTGCAGGGCTTCCTCCGGAGTCTCACCGTCACTCATGCAGCCGTCCAATTCCAGCACTTTGACGAAGTAATATTCCCCGTTGCCGTCGTTCCTGCGCTGCATCTGGATTGTATACGGCAGGTTCATGTAATACTCCAAGTCCTTCTTTTTGCCTTCTCCTATTTTTATATCTCCTTTCTTTTTGTTCGCCATGTTTTTCTGGCAAGGATGTGATATAATGGGGCGTGGAGGCGGGAGGCGGCTACCTCCCGATTCTTTTAAGCACTTCCTCCACATACGCCGCGCCAAGTGGATTTTTCTCTCTTAGCGTAATGACGTCGCCGTCTTTGTTCCTGAATTGTCTGTGGGATGATTTGCCTTTTCGAACCAATTCATATCCGAAGTAATTCAGGACTTTCACGGCTTCGTCATATCTTATCCCATGCGGGCGGCGTTTCATTTTTTCTATCAACTTCTCTATCCTTGCCATTTTTCACCTCCTTCCTGCAATCATGATATCACATATGATATCATTCGTCAACCTACATCCGGTATAAGATCCAAAAAAATCCCCGTCATTCGGGGATTTTTTCTTTGCAAAAAAATCCCGGCTCCTGACGGGGTGTGTGTGACGGCTGGTGTGACGGCTGCAATGAAGAATTATATCAAACCAACTGGAATAGTCAATATAAAATATCGAACAATTTCGTGAAATGAATCCACAAAAAAATCCCCCGGCCAGTGGCCGGGGGTACCGGATATGTGCTGTGGGTGATGGAGAAACGGACTAGTAACAGTTTGGCTTGAGAAGCAGTTGCAAGTCACCAACCCGTATTTACATTGAAAAGTATTTGACTTCCTTTCGGCAAACCCTCTTTCATGCAGGTTCTTCCCGAATGTAGATCAGCCATCCGTACAGTTTCCTCAGCATGTCTGCTGCTTTTTGGGCAGCCTCATAAGAATCAAACGTCCCGGTAAAGAGGCGGTAACGCCCTTGTTCCTCGCGAATATAGATCAGCCATCCATGCCGTTTTATCAGCGTTTCTGCCGCCCGTTCGGCATCCTCAATCGAAGCGAATGTTCCTGTATAAAGGCGAAAACGCTTGATGACTGATGGTTTGCTTTGCGGCGTGGCTGTCCTTTTCTTCAGGCCAAAAGCCTTGGCCAGCCCGTTGACATGGCCACGGGCGATCCGATCCAAAAATGCGGCATCCTTGAGCCTTGCCGCGTCATCCGGATGGTCTATGAAAAGATTCTCCGTGAGCAAGGCAGGCATCTTGCTTTCTCGCAAAACGGCCACATTTTTGGTTTTCTTTCCTCTGTCATGGACACCGATTGCCGCGACGATTTCAGGATGAATCACATCCTGATAGGCGATTGATTTGGCGCTGGCGGCGGTGTATCGAAGTGATTCAAAACCATAGCCGCCTCCGGCATTGATGTGGACAGACAATAGAAAGTCCACCTTTTTGTCATTCGCCATCTTCGCGCGGCCGCCCGGGGAAATGTACCTGTCATCCTCCCTCGTCATGAAGACTTCCACGCCAACATATTCCACCACAAGGATGTCCCTGATCCGCTTTGAAATAGATAGCGTGAGGTGTTTCTCCTGCAACCCATTCCCTACGGCTCCGGGATCTTTGCCTCCATGTCCGGGATCGATCATGAGCCTCATTACTTATCACCTTTCAATCGGCGCAAATACTCATCAGCCTGCTGTGCTTCTCGCGTAAAAGAATTGTTTTTCCACCATGCCCACAGGGAGGCAATGATGGTAAAAAGCGCAGTCAGCCATTCGTAAACCTGTTCCTCAGAAAAAGGCAGCGGGTTCAATCCGAAAAGCACCAGAGCCTGATTCAACAACGCCACAAAAAGAACGATTGTTCGGATGATGACCTGTGTCTGCATCATCCCGTACCTCCTTTCAGGAAAAGCACAATCGCGCCAATAATCGCGCTGATGACTGCACTGGCCATAGCGGTTATGAAGGCTCCGGCGATCGTTCGCCGGAGCCATGTTTGACTTGCCTTCAACTCCTTTACTTCCTCAAGTGCAGCATCGGCTTTTTGGAGCGCGTCGCGGCTGCGTTCGTCGGCTTTTTCCGCGCGGTCAGTCCTTTCTTCAAGCCTTGTAATCCTGTCTTCAAGCCGCCGCACTCCCGCAGCCACCTCCTGCACGCTGTCATATATTTCTCTGAGCGTTATCCAAACGCCATCCCGTTCTTCGCGCTCCATAGCGGATCACCAACTCAATTACTCATTTGGACGGTGCAGTTTGCTTCGAGGATCAGACAGCAAGGCGTCGAAGGTTGATTTCACCGAGTGATACCCGACGGCCAGCTTGCCTTGTGTTGGAGCCCAGTTTTTGTATACGTTGGCTGCCGCTTGGATGTACGGATAGTAAGAGCTGTCGTATGTTTCAAAGAACCCGTTGATCTGGTCGTACTGCTCACGCTTGATATAGAACCGGGCATTGCCGATAATCCCTGCATTATACAGTTCCAGCAAGGCTTGGCCGCAAGCAACATGGTCAGGATGGTTGTCCTTGTAAGTCATGGTCTTGTGACCGGCTCCCGGGACACGGTTTACCCACTCCTGAATAATGGCTTTCACTTGATCCTTGGTAAATTGCCCGTCTTCCAGGTCGTACACCGCAATGTTGGAATACGGCACGCCCAGGGCAAGACAGGCGTTGATGAATTCGTTTACCCGAGTAAGGCCGAATTTTCGCTTATCGAACGGAGCATATCCTTCCGAGGAAGGATTGTGATATTTGGCGTGCCAAGAGCAATATTGAGTCCCGGCAAGCACGTTGTAGGCATTGGACGCCCTGCCGTGAGAAAGCAAGATCACATAGACATCGTATCCGGCAACGATGTGATTGCGGATTCCCACCCCCATGGACAAAGTTTCATCATCAGCGTGCGGTGAATAGAAAATCGCAGCAGGCATTTTGATTCCTCCTTTTGGTTTTTGGTTTTTTTGGCAAAAAGAAAAACGCCTTATCGGCGTTTTCGGTGTGCCTTTTCAGGCATCTTGGCTTTCTTTTTCCAAGTCAACCCAACAAACAGCCTCCGACCCTACGCGCAATCCAACCACCCTTGCATCTATCACCCCCTTTCCATGCAAAACAAAGCTGTCTTTCCTTTTTTCCAGTACCCTGACATCGGGACTGCTAGGAAAGACAGCGTATTTGCTCACTGCTTTTGAGAATCTTTCTTCCAGCGGGACCTCTGTTTGCCCGTCCACGGCAACGTCAAACAGAATGTCCTCGATAAGCACGCGGGGGCTGTCGATTGGCGACATCCCCCATACTTTCCCTTCGATTTCGATGGAACCTCCCGTCTTTGTTCCGCTGGCGTGGAAAATGTGCCGGGCAACGTCGTTGACAAAAATCGTCACTGTTCCATCCGTCGCTTGGCGTATATAGTTTGTCGTGCTTTGCTTCCATCTTGCGGCTCCGCCGTTCATGTCAACGGACGGCCCCGTAAGACCAAGGTTGATCACGTTGGTTGAGACGCGTCCTGCAATCGTGTCCGCGTAAATAATGTCGGACATCACGGAATTAAAGTAGTATCCGTCCAATCCACGCATTAAACGCCACACGGAGCTTTCGGGATTATATACTGCCGGGCGGCTTAAAGGGACCATTTGAACGCCGTCGCACAATATTTGTGCATCCGGCGTGCAATACAAAGTAATCTCAAGGTATTCCGTATTGGAAGGCAGATTGCTCACAGTCACTGAACCGCGCTTCCAAACGAACGGCTCATAATAATAAATTGGCACATAGGCAATCCCGACTCTGCTTATGCGTGTAAAAGAATCATTGCAGGCCCATATTTCAATGACAGCAGACGTATTGACGGTCGTTGCCGTAAATGCGGCAAACCAAGCGGAAATAGTGTAAGGCCCAGTAAGGCCAACCTGTCTGTCTAACTCGACATATTGCTTCCAAAGGACATATGAGGAATTTCGCAGTACGATTGCCTGTTTGTCGAAAAGAGCAAGTTGCGGCAAGTCCGTGTTGTAGGTTGACAGGACCCTTGCGTTTACCGTGGTCGCATACCACCAAAAGTAATTTCCCATCCTGCTTCGGTCTACCGAAAAAGTCTGGTGCGCATCAGCCGAACCAAGCCTCGGAATCATTTCAAAGCTGTGGTCATTGACCATGTTAGTTACAGGAGTTATCACTGATTGGACTTGCGTCAGCTTGTCTTTTATCAGGAAGTGACCTTCATTCACGCTCAGTCCATCACTGTTTCCTCGCACCCGTTCATTTCCAGCCGAATCCCTTATGACCAAAGATCCGTTTTGGTTGTTGTATCCTCCAAGCTCCAACGTGCCACCGCGAATACGGTCGGCCACCATCGTGCCTGCCGTTATTAGCGAAGCGTCCAACCAAGCAATGTGCTGCGGCTCAATTGTACCTGTCTCAATCTGCAAACCTGTGATCTTCCCGGCCAATTCCGTAAACTGTGTGCGCGTCATTTTCTGCCATGTGGAGCCATTCCACAATTTCCACACTGGCGGCGACGTTGAAGTGTCGATCCATATGTCGTTTACCTTTGGACTGATCGGCGCCGTCGATCCCCTAGCAATCTTTACCTCCATATTGGCTTCAATCTCTGTTTTCGCTTGCTGGATCTTTTGATCCGCCACGGCAATGGCTTCCTGTTTCTTTTGCTCTGAAACGGCCTCGGCATATCCAGTGCTTTGATCAAGCACTGCCGAGTCTTTGTTGTCCACTTCCTGCTTTGTATAAGTGACCTCAAGCACTTGAGACATGGAGACCTTCTTTTTGATTTCCTCTTGAAGCTTTTGCCAGATGGCCGTTGCTTCTTGCTCGGTGTATTCGATAAAGTCCCCAAGCTCGACTTTCTTCTTCGATCCGTCACTCAGGGATCGCTCTTGAGTGTGGACACGAGCCTCGATGTACAGCGGCGGATTGAATGCCGTGTCCTTGATTTTGATGGTGTCACCGAAACGGATTTTTTTGTTTTCCAGCCCCGGCACCTTTTCCAAGTCCACGATCTCTGCCGAATACTCAACCACTGAATTGATGCGCTTGTTAAGCTCGTTCCTCGTGAGTGTCCTCAAGCGATCCAACGTCATTTGACTGTCGGATGAATCCGGCTCATAGACGTCAATGATGTGCTGGTTATTCCTTCCCCATCTTGCCAGGGCATCCAAGTCCTCAACCAGCACTTCAAGCCTTGTGCCGTCATCACGTTCTGGGCCGATTCCGATCAACGCCGTTGCAAGGTTGGAGTAATCCTCTTTTCGTTCAATCCCGGCCAAGTCCTTCCCGAACACCACTTCCCTGCCGTGCCATTCTCCGATGCGCTCAACCAGATCGACATATCGGGCAATGACTTTCGTTCCGTTTGTCTCAACCCGAAAATTAAGCTCGATCTCAAACTCGCTGGCCACGGTTTTCAGGAAGGAATAAGGATTTGTGTTCGATTCGATGACAATGGATCGCATGCCTGCATAAACGGCGTCCCCTACCTTCCATTCCGTCCCCGAAAGTGCCCATTCCGCATGCTGCCGGGGATTCCACGATGAAGTAACCTGCGGCGGAATGCGCTTCGTCCTTCGCAAGTCAAGATATGAGGCAACCGAATACACTTCGATGAACAGGCCGCCATTTGTGCTTCGGTATTTTCTTGTGTTCTCGATGATGAATTCCACGAACCGCCCGTCTTCATCAGGAATGACAAGGCGGTTTCGCTTGCTCAGATATTCGGAATACGGCCTGTCGCCCCGCGTCGTGAAGTCAAACGTCTCAAGCGTGTCTTTGAGGGATTTGCGGTGAACGTCATCCCAGAATTCCTTCTCAGGAATGTATGCAAGGATTTGGTCTGTCTGCCCATGAACGACGTGAATCATAGGTACCTCTCCCTGTAATAGCACTTGACATTGAAGGAACCGGTAGGATAGACGTTGAAAATGTTTTGCCCTTTTTTGAGGCTAAAAAAGCGTGCCCCAAAGTCCTTCAAGTCCATCCGGGACACGCCGTTGATGAGAATGTCATTCGTCTGGTGATCAAACGTGATCACGTCGCCAACATTGGCGATATATGGGATTTGTAGCTGCTGTTGTTGGTTGATTTTGTAGACGCGAATCAGATATACCCCACAGTCAATTGGGGAATGATTGCCATACACCCCCACATGGACAAGCACCTGCGCCACATTCCTGATGTATTTTCCGGCGGTATCAAACCATGTAACGGATCGCCTAGTATGGTGCTTTTTCGTTGTCCTGTCCACCATTGCAAAGTAAGCATACCATTTGTTCCCCTCGCGCGATATTTCGACTTGACCCTCAAAATTGTTCCACACTCCCGGCTTATCGCCATATTCATTGACCATGTAGTAGCCATCCGAAAGAGTGCCGGCACGCGCCTCAGCATACGTCAGGGCCCTGTCAGAAAACATGTCCTTTACGGCCAGCTTGCACACCGGAACACCGTTCTCGTCCAAAAGGTATATCTCGACGCGGCCAACTTGTTTTGCGACGTTGCCGTTGAACAGAGCGACGTGTGCGACCAACCGGAAATCGGACAACGCTTCTGAAAGACTGGTTTTGATTGCCGGACCATGCCATCCAGTGCCTGTGCCATAGCTGTCTGCCGTGAATCGAAGCCCGTCTGTTTTCATCGTCCCTGTAATTGTCCCGTCAATTTCCCCGGGATTTGCCGTTGTCCAGCCAAGAAGGCTATCGCACTCCGAAAAAAAGATTTGCTCGTATTTCTGGAATGGAGTGCTTGTTACTTCTGCTGGCTGGCCTACCATCATGTATTCGTTTAGGTGATTCTGAATCAAGGCAAACGTCACTGGCTGCGTAACTTCAAACTCGAAGACAGGCTCCGTTTCCGCTGTCCCGTTGTAATGCAGGCTAACGACGTCTCCCGGAAATGTTGCCTCGATTTCCGGCCCGTACTTGTAAGGATCTTGGCAAACGAAAGAGATCACGCCTTCGCCCCATTCGACCAGTTCATCAAGGTTAAGCTCTCCCGTCACTTCTGCAAAATATGTCCTGTCTGGCTCATCAGGGAAGACAAGCGGTTTAGGCTCATCCGTAATCAGCCATGCTGCAAGATCCTCTTTTGCCTCTTGGAGATTCGCAAAGCCTTTGGTGTAGACACGAACAGGGACGTTAATGGTTCGCACTTTCGTTTTCCTGCTGGTGATGATTCCGCCTGCCCTTCCAGGCACCTCAATGATCTCCTGCTCAATCGGCGCCCACACGGGACGTTCAAGCCCCCGAAGAATCCTTATGTAATTCTTGGTTATGCCGTTAAACTGGAAGGACACAACATCACCCCCTGAACCTCCCTGTCCTTTGTTGCTTAAATTTCAGCGTCTCATCCATCAGATCGACGGTCGCATAGACGATTTGCCGCCCGTCCATTTCTACGACGACTGGTCTTGATGCCAATTGCCGGATGGCGTTTGTCAGCATTTCAAACTCTGCCCTCGACATGCCACTGGCAGCCTTTAATTCGGCTCCGTATGCGCTGGCCACCGCAGCGGCCGGCATAAGGCTGCTGAAAGGCAGCGCAGCCCCTCTAAGGCGGTTCTCTATGGCCACTTCCGGCGACACTTCTTGACGCAATTGCGCGGCCAACCCTTGCATTGCTTTAAGGGCAGCGCCCCTGCCTCTGTTGATGCTATCAGAAATGGTTCCGCCAAAGTCGAGCTTGTCAAGATCCCGCAACGGTCCCTTCTTCGCAGGGCTGAACGGGAGGAAGTCACGGATCTTTTTCACCAAGTTTTTCACAGCATTCACAGCCATGTCTGCCGCATTCTCGATGCCTCTCTTGACCATTTCTATCAGACCCTTCCCGGCATCGAAAAACCTCTTGCCAAGGCCAAAAACCCAGTCAAGCACTCGATTGAAGCCGCCTTTGACAACATCGAATACCCTGTTGAGCGCTGAAGAAAAGATGTTCCGCACTCCATCCCACATGGCGCGGAAGACCCTGCCCAATTGTCCTCCCAAAAAGCCAACGAATTTCAATATCCTGCCCAGTCCCCAAAGCTGAAACAGGTTCCATAACAACGTCAGCGCACTTAGGAAAATCTGTTTTACGCTTGCCCATACTTGCTGCCAGTTTCCGGTGAACAGCCCGGCGAACAAGTTGACAAGATTCATGATGATATTCAAGGCGCTGCTGATGATGTTCTTGATGTTTTCCCAGACCATTTCGATGATGAATTTGACAGCAGGCATAACAGCTTGAACAACCGCTAATATGAACTGGAAAGCATTTTGAACCGCTTGTGTTATCTGTGTCCCGTTTTCCTGCCACCAAGCGACCATATTGCCCCACGTGGTCATGATGAAACTCACTACTTCCTGGACTATAGGCATTACCGCGGCTTTTATTGTTTCAAATGCGCTTGTGAAGCCGTCTCTAACCTGGTTTACAGACGGAATCAACGGATCAATGGCTTCCTTGACAGACATTAACCAGTTGGCCACAACAGGTATAGCTTCTGCGATGCTGTTCAAAATATTGAAAAATGCCTTTCCTATTCTGACGATGATGTTTTCAATGCTCTCTAAGGGGGTGTCCGCCAAGACATTGTCTATAGCTTCAATGATACTGGTCACGCCTCGTACAACAGCAGTCTGCATGTTTGTCCATGCGGTTCTTATGCCGCCACTCGCTGTCAATGCTCGCTCTGCAAAACCACCTTGAGCGTTAGACAGCTCAATGATCTTCGCATTAAACTCATCAAAAGTGATTTTCCCGCTTTTGAGTGCGTCATATAGATCATTCTGTGCAGATTTTCCCGCAAACCCAAAAGCTTTGGCCACATCGTTCAATGCAACCCCCATCGTTTCTTGAAGGGTTCTCCAGGACTGGAGGTCAACTTCACCTTTGGCTAGCATCTGAACATACTGTTCCAGGCCCCGTGCAGCATCTTGTTGACTTGCTCCCGAGGCGATGAAGGCATTGTTGAGTGCCAGGGTGGTTTCTACAGCCCCGTCCAAATCGTTGGTCATCACCGCTATACGTTGCGCTGTACTTGCAACACTATCAAGGGTTGTCGGCAGACCTTGGATACCATCAGACAGCCTTTGGATTGCCCTTCCTGATTCCTCAGACGAAAATCCGATCTGCTGCATCACTTTTGGAAAGTTGTTCAAGGTGTCATATCGGGCTATCGCTCCATCCAGCGAACTCGTGACCATGTTGACGGCTTTTCTAGCAAGTTCAAACGCACCAATACCAGCGGCAATCTTTCCTATGCTGGCTGCTACACTTTTGGCGGTGGACATCAGTCCTTTGAATCCACGGTCAATGTTCGTGACACCCTTGACCACTGATCCATCGTCAAGGATTACGTCAATGACAACTTTGCCGTCCGCCATGCCTTCACCACCTTTCTGCCAAACAAAAAAGGAACCTCAAAATGAGGTTCCCGAATGCAAATATGCTTCTAATCCTCGTCCTTCAATGCGTAAATCTGCTTGAGTTTCCTGATCCTCTCACGTTGCTTTTCCATCCCTTTGCCTTTCGGCAGTTCCATCGTCCGGATCTCAAGCACTTCCTTAAACTTTGTATTGACGCTCAGGCCTTTCAGCAGTGCCTTGAATTTTGCCCAGTGAAGTTTGCCCTGCATCTCGAACAGGTCAATCCCGTAATCCTGATAAAACGACGCATAGATGTATTCCGCATCTTGTTTGATGGAATAGATCCGTTCCTCCTTTTTTGGATGAGGCAACGGATTCCCTTCAATGTCCACCTGCTGTTCTTCCTCGGCATCTTTGCCGATGGCTTCACGGAAAATCTTGTAAAAGATTTCTGCCTTTTTCTCAATCGGGTAATCCAATTCGACGCCAAGCAGCATATAAAGCCCGGTCTCAATCTGCGTGACGTCATCCAGTTCTTTGTCATTCAACATGTCGAACAGGCGCAAAACATTATCGAAAGAGAGATCCAGCTTATATTTCTTCCCGTCGATCTCTACGCTCTCGATAAGCGGGTAAGCCAAGTCCACGGCTACCACCTATCTTTTTCTTTTGCGTAAATACTTTTTCGCCTTCTCCTTTGGCAGCATGTTGAGGCCACGCCCTTTCAATTCCCGTTCAATGCCTTCGGCAATCTGCCGGAAATAGTCCATGAGAACGATCAAAGACGGGGAAAGCTTATAAATCTTGTCGAATGCTCCTTCGCCAAGCATGACGTCATATCCTCGACGCAAAATCTCGGTCGCTCTCTCAAACACGGTTTCGTCCTTTTCATCAGCAAGGCTGATGGATTGCAGTTCTTCGACGACTTGCTTTGCGTCCTCCCGGAACCGCTTGATCGATTCGTCGGACAAGTCAAAGGAAAATCTCAGTTCCCCGATCTCGATTGGTATTTCCGGTCTTTCCGTCTGAATCCTGATTGCCATTTCAAAACCCCTCCTGTAATGGTTGAAACGAGAGCAGGACTGCCCTGCTCTCGTGTTGCTTCAAGGATTTTATGATCCGCTGCCGCTGGGAGGCGTGATGTCCGGCTTCTTGTCCCATGCGATCGTGCATTCAAAGGTGGCGTATTCCGTCGCCTCGCCGCCCGTCACCTTGATGTTGGTCACGGTAGCACGGCCTTCAAGCGTTGTGCCGTCTGTCCTGACCTGCTTAAACATGATCTTCCGCTTTTCTCCCGTCTCAAACTCAAGGCTGGCAATGAAGGCCATTGCCGGATCATCAGAATCGAAAAAGCCTTCAAAGGTATATGTCTTCTTGACGCTAATCACGTCTGTTTCAGGCGTGCCATCGCCGTCATAGAAGCCTTGATCCTCGGTTTCCTCGTCGGAATCATCCGTGACAGTGGAGATCCATTTGGCAAGCCTGAAATATTCAGGCTCTCCGCCGTCAGTCGGAATGGCGCCGACGTAGTATTCCGTCAAAGCGTTCTTTTTCCTCGCCATGTTCATGTCACCCCTTTATAAATCGTGATTTTCGCGCTGATGGAGAGCGCATAAATAAAAAATCCGTCCTCGTCTTGCATGACAAGAGACGGCAAGGAACGTGTGGTGATTTTCTGGAACTCGTAACTGCCGTTTTTGCTCGGCAGGTCATCAAGGTTCTCCAATTCCTGATAAATCCTTGTCAATGCGTCGAAGCAATTCAGCTGGTCCCTGCTTTTGGCGTTGATCTGGACTTGATAATCCTTGTCCCGTGTCCCGTCGAAGTAGACTGTCTCATCTCCGCCGGGCATAGCCATGATGGAGAGACTTTCACCCTCGTCAAGCAGGCCAATCATGCAAGGCGCAAAAAGCCCAAGGCTGTTGATTTTCCGGTTCAGCATCTCCATAAAATCCAGCTTCATGTCATCTCATCGCCTTCTTTACGATCTCAATCCAAGAATCCCGGTGCAAAGCCAAGGCCTTGGAATCCCATTTGGGCCCCGTTCCCGGAGTTGTAAACTTTGCTCCGTAATTGTAATACTGTCGCCTCGCATACGGAACGTGCCAGATAATGGACTTGCCGTCCAATGAAATGGTGGACTGGTTACGTAAGTCTCCTGACAACATGGGGGCGTACATGTTGCTGTCGGCGTGGACTTGGTTAACCAGCGCATATTGCCCCAACTTCGTCATCCTATCGAGCCTGACAAGCACGCCGTCCAAGTCCTTTTTGATTTTCACCCTAACCGACATTTTAGATCACTTCCAGTTCATAGTGATGGATTTCGTTCCTGTCAGGGTAATAGCAAGGAACGATCTTTTGCAGCACGTAATCCCGGCCGCCAAATGTGATAATGGACTGCTCCTTGAATTCGGGGATCGGCTTGCTGTGTGTGGAATCCACAAAAATGACGGCATCGGCCTGAATTTTGGTCTGCCTGGTATCCCGGCTAAATACCGTCATGGTGTCCACCCGGACATTCTCAATCGTGACTGGATCGTCGTACTTCGGCTTTCCCCAGTCGTCTTTTTGGCCTGTATAGCCTTTATAGACGATTGAATGTATCAGCCAGCGCTTAGGCAAAGGCCTTGCAGCCATTCAGACCACCCCAACGCCACGATAAAGCAAGCCTGTCCCTGCCAAAAGCCAATAAACATCCTTCGACACGATGATGTCTTGGCGTTCGGCTTGATTCCGGCCACCGTTTGAAACGGTTGTCCTCCCGATGGTCACGAACGCCGCCTCACTCAGTTCATGGGACGATGTGGCTCCCATGTCTCGGAAATACTCAATTTGAGTGGCCACCGCCTTCTTAAACTTGTCACGTCGAATCGGGATGTCGCTTTCCAAGTCATTGAAGCGGTAAAAGTCGCGGGTGACGTAATCCAATACGTCACTCGCGCGCCTCAATAGCCTGTCAAATTCGCTTTCCTCGACGTGGGAAAAGCCCATGTCCTTATACTCCTGATAGGTCAGGTAAGGCATGAGATCACCCCAATGGGGGGATGGATCACTTGTCCTCCCCGTTTTGTTCTGCCGTTTGCTCGTCGGTTTGTTCTGCCTTTTGATTGTCGTCGTTTTTGGCTGCCTTCTGGCCGCCTCCGCCGCCCTTCTTGGCCTTTTTCAGTTCCTCTTTCAGCCTCTCGATTTCCTCAAGAGCCTTGTTGTACTCGGCCAAGCTCACGGTGCGGCCGCCTGTGGCGTGTTTCAGAATCCGGCCATTGTCATCAATCAAGTCATAACCGCGTTTCAAATAACCGTCGACTTGCGAATCAGTGACCTCAATGATCCGGTTTGCCTTCTTGAGTTTTGGCATCATCCATCACTCCTTTTTCGGTTCTAAAAGGGAAAACCCCGCTTGATTAGGAAGCGGGGTCGACATGCATTTTGATTCCCGGGACCTTCTGCTCGATCACGAACACGTCCCAATATTTCCGTTCGTAGTACAGGTACTTGCCGCCAGTCCGTGCGCTTGGCTCATCCAAGCTCACGAACTCGTATTTCTGCGGCGCAAAGATGGCTTCAGGATGAATCAGGATCATGTTGATTTGGCGTGCTGCCGCATCTGGTACCGCCCCGTCGGTGAAGTTGTACAAGGTTTTCATCCGGCTGGACGGTACGACAACGATATCCACGTCATCCAGCGAGTAGATTCGACGGTTTGCAACCGTGGTGGTGCCGCGCAATTCCAGCGTGCGTTGGATTTTATCTGCGTTTTTCAGCATGGTGTTGACTTTCGGCGTGACATACAGGATACGGCCATTTTGAGGAACCTCAGCATCGTCCATTTCCTCCATGAATTTATCAAACTTTTGGAGGATGTTGGCTTCGCTCAGTGGTTCCTCATCCACGACGCCGCCCTTGCTCGTGTATTCGGCATAAAGTTTCGACGCCATGTATTTGTCCATTTCCGGGATCTTTTGCTCCGTGTTGAACACCCGGGTGATGTTTGCAATGGTCACGGCCATGTTGGTTTCGTCCACGTCTGCCGGATCGACCAGCGTGCTAAATTCCCGGTCATGCTCCAAGGTGTAGGGAACCCAACTGTTGTCGAACCGACGCGTAAAATTGGTCATGGCGTCCCGGTTCACATCCACAAAGCCGCCCACGGAAATGCTAGGCACTTGAATGGTCTTGGCGTTTACCCAACGCACCAGACCATTGTTCGGCGTGTTGTACAGGGCTTCAAAGCGAAGTTCGGCCTTGAAAACCTGTTGCAGCGCTTGTTGGTATTGCGCCGCATAGTTCACGGGACCAGCAAACAGTTGCAGATTCATCCGCAAATAATTCATGGTTGATCATCCTCCTTATTTGTTGTTTTGCTTGCCGTATTGCTCCTTGAAGCGGAATGCATTGATCCACTTGTCAAGCTCGGATTCCTCTTTTTTGGAGTGTTGGCCAGTGGTGAAAGTAGGCTTCGGATCTTTCTGGTCATCCGGTTTCGTGTCCTGCTGCGCCTTAAATTGCGGATACTTTTCAAGCACCATCTGAATGGCTTGATCCATATCCGTGTCTTCGTTGACATAGTTTTTCGCCAAGACAACGACATCCTCGACACTCTCAGGCTTAACACCAGCCTTGAGTGCCGAAAGCTGCGCCTTCAGCTTTTCGTTCTCAGCAGAAAGCTCGGTCTTTTCGGTTTCAAGAGTCTTCAACCGTTCAGCCTGCTTTTCGGCCTCCGTCTTTTGAGACTCTTGCCATTCCCTGAATTTTTGCAGCCCCTCCTTTGCACTGTTAAAGTCCTCGATGCCCAATTGCTTCAGTAAGCGCTCTTGAGCCTTCTTGGTTTCCCGTGCAATGAGGTTGTTGACGTCTTCCTGCGTGAACAGCTTTTCTTTCTGCTGTTCAGGCTGAGTCAGTTGCTGCTGTTTCTGCGGTTGTTGCGACTGTTGAGACTGCTGCTGTTGCTGTTGCTCTGGATCTGTCTGCTGATTCGTGTCGCCCCCAACATTATCCGGCTGTTGGTTGCCATCTCCGCCGTCTCCGGCGAACAATTGCAGGTTCATGGGAAGATAGTTCTTGATTTTGAACATGAGAAAGACCCTCCATTTCTGGATTGATTCCTTGCGTTTTATTTAACGTCCACTACGCATAAACGGACAGGCAAAAAAACAGGCCACCATGCGTTCATCACATGATGACCCTTTCCTTGTCGTAGCGCCTCGGCAAGTCGTGTTCAGCAATGAATTCGCGGATCTTTGCCTGCCGGGCCCTGACAAGTTGCTTGTATTTCTGGATCAGTTCCTCGTCCCCGGCCGCCTCAGCCAGTTTCAATGAACGTTTTGCCTTCCTGATTTGACGCTCATAATATCGCTGCTTTTGCGATAACTCGTATCTCTCCTGCGCCTCCCTGATGTCGTATTGGATTTGGTTGTTCTCGCTCAATCCTTCAATGTATGGGAAGAACATGTGGCGGCAGTTTACCCCGCGCAACCCCCAAGGCATGCCGTAGCCAAACTCATAGACGGACGGATACTTCGGATTGCTAGATGGGAAGCTTAACGACGCCACCTTGCCTTGGATTCGCGAACACGCCGGCCTGGGATCTGGCAGGCTGCTCACCAGCACCAGATCGACGCCGTAATCCTGCATCCGTGACGTCCTCAATTCGTTGTAGGTTCGGTTGACCGTCGTTCTGATGATAGTCGTTGCATAGGATTCAACCGACCATACCCTGCCTGCTCGATCAACGAATCCCGAGTCAATGCCCTTTTCTGCCCACCGGATGACGGTTTCGGCCATTGCCCGGTTTACCGTCTCCATCCCGGCAAGCACTTTGGCCGTCGTTTCCTCGATGATTCGTCGATACATCCTCGCCACTGTTCCTTCGCCATACGTCGATGAGATCAAAGACTGATTCACAAAGTTATCAAGCTCCCTGAATGTCTGCTGAATATAGGCAGCCAAAACGGTATCAAGGAAGCTCGGCTTCGGAATTGGCTCAAAAATCCCGCTCAGTTCATCATCGACACTTTCAATCGTCAGATCAGCCACTTGGCTGATGATTTTCCGGATCTCCTTTTTGGCCTTCCCCGTTGCCTTGGAGAGCGCCTTTATCGTTTCGTCATTCAGCATTCGTAACTGCTGCATCTTTTCGATCTGCCACTGAAGAACGGTGTCCTGCGTGGCATCCTTGCTTGTCTTCAGGCGCATTACGATCCTTTCAAACAACTCATCCTCCAAGGAACGGTAAATCTCGATGACGCCTTCGATGAAGAATTCAAGATGACTAGGCGTGATTTTCGGTCGCTTCGGTTGCATCTCATCACCAGCTTACGCTTTGTAATCATGGAGGACCTATTGCCTGAATCATGGACTTGTCACCATCACTCCCTTTGTCCAAAGAAGCTGATCTGGCTTTGCAGTTCTTCCAGTTCAGGCGACATTCTGCTGTTTTCAGCCCTGATTTCCTCCAAGATTTGCAGTGCCTCTTCCTCGGTCACGCCGTGGATTTCCATGATTGCACGCTTCCGGGAAGTCAATTCGGCATTGACAAGCTTGATCTGCTTGTCAATCTCGGCCGCCTTGTTCTCGACGATGGAATCATCAAAGGCAACCGTCAATTCATATGTCGTGGGGCCATTGTAAAGGTCATACAGCCGGGCAATGTCGATGATGATCTCGACAAGCTCATGAAGTCCTTCCTCAATGATAATCTCATGGCTTTTCTTGTTCTTGAATGTCTTCGACTGCTCGGAAATGACCTCCGTGGCCGTCTTCATGCTCTTGCCGTCAAACGTGAATGTCCCGGTGCTGAAGCCCGTCTGCATGGCAAAGATGTTAAGCAGTGCATTGATCGCATTTATGTGTTCCTCGACGCGCAACTCGACGTTGATATCCTTGATGGTGTCGCTGTCGCCAGTGGAGTTAAATGCCTCGTATGTCTCATCCGATGCGTCGAAGTAACGGAACATCTGCCCAGTCTCCGGATCAACGACGGCTTTTAGCATGTGGGACGGGACGATGATCCGCTTCCGGCCAAGCCTAAATTCGCGGATCAGCGAATCAAAGGCAATGTCGATAGCCTTCATGGTGTCTGTGGCATTAGCAAAAATGCTGATTCCCAACGGGCTTTGCGTGTCGATGTTGTTCGCCATATTTGGCTTGAAGTAAACAAACAGCGGCCTTGACAGGTTCTCGATCCTGACTTCTTCTTCCAAGTCAGGATATAACGTTGCCAGAGGAATTTTGATTCCAAGCTCGTCCCCGTTCTTGGCTTCATACAGTTCATTCCTGACGACATAGACGCCTTGTTCCCATACGTGCCATTCTAGGTGAGTGTATCGGCTGTTTCCCTTGGTTAACTGGTTGACAAAGACGCCTTCTGTGATGACGTCGTTCTGCCATGCAACCGGAATGAAGCAGTCTGCCGTCACGTAGGACAGAAAAATTTGATTGCCCTTGACGTATGGCTTAATGACCATGCCGCCAAGGGCAAACATATATTCCAGATAGTCTTGGAAGTTTTTATAAAACCTGTTGCGCTTGAAAATCTCGTCAATAAAGTCTTTCAGTTCTTCCTCGTCAATGCTGATTTTGCACTTCTCGTTAAAGATCAAGCTGGCCATTTCCTGCGCAGCTACCTTGCCCATTTTCAGGGACTCTAATTTCCTTGTTTTCCGGCCTTCGATGGTGTGATAAGTAACCGTGTGGATCTCGTCATAGAACCCCTTGTAAAGATGCTGCCACACGGCAATCTTTTTGTACATTTCCTCATTGATCGGGATGTTCTTGTGGTCGGAAAGTTTTTTGAGCCCTTTGATAATGCCCATTTGATACATCACCCGCCTTATGAGTGCAGTCAATCGCTTAAACATTGCACCACCGCCCTATATGACATAGCGCCGATAGAAGTAATTAACGCTATATCGAAACTCGTCCATCGCATGGTTGAAGTCGTCGATTGGCTTTCCTTTTTCGTCCCTCGCGTACATCCCGATCTCCTTCAGGAAATGATAGTGGTCATACTTGTCGGTTTCGATCAGAAAGAATTGCTCGTTCGTGATGAGATTCTGGCCACGCTCGATCCCGACTTCAATCCCTTTTGAGGCTCCCTTGACGTCGCTGGAATTGGTGTCGGCAGGCCTCGTATGCAGGCCAAGCAAGTGCAATTCCTCACGCAAAGACTTACAGGCCGGATCAACGAAAATCTCAGTGTAGCGCATCCGGTACTTTTCAATGCACCACTGGATGAACGCCTGAATCTCCCTTGCGTAAATGGACATGGCTTTGACCTGTCCCGTTTCTTTACCGGAATGGTAGTAATGCGCCACGCGGTTCAGAAAGTATTTGTACCTCCCGTCAACCATCTTGCGGGTCACGATGTTGCAACTGCATGAAGTGGCATCAGATTGGCCGCCGTCGGCCACGAAAAACATCTCAACGGGCTCTCCCTGCAATTCGGGCTTAATGTTCTTCTCAAAATCGAACATGGAATAAATGACGCCTTCCGGCAGCACACGCTTTCCATACCAGTCACGCTGGAGCAAATACTGATTCTTCTTCAACGTCTCGTAGATTTCGCGCTTGCGTTCCTCCGTGATAATCGGATTGTCATGTATCGTCCAATGCGTCCAGCGTGTCTTTTGAACCTCAAAGACTTCTTTGATCACCGGATGGTTAGGCGGTGGCGGATTTAAGTCGGCCAAGTGATAGCGCATTTTTGCCGCAAACGTCCGCCGGAAACACTCTTGAATCATGGACATGTGCAAAAGGTTGATCTCACAAAAAACGACAGACCCCAAGGATAAACCTGTAATCGCCTTGTGGCTGTCGCCTTTTCCTCCGCCTTTGTAGTACACCCGTTTTATTCCCTTTGGTGTGTGGATTTCCAAGTGTGCCCCGTTCTCATCATGCCTCAGTTCACATAACGGTCCGAAGATATGCCGTAGACCGAATCCGTCGCTTTCGATGAATAACCGGTAAGCCTGCTCTTGGTTGTAGGCGACAATCAGGTGGCTTTCGTCCTCAGTTATCGTGAGATAATAGGCATATCGAAACACAGCGGCAGTCGTCTTGCCTGATCTCGGCGTGCCTTCCAAGACATCCAGTGTATGGTCAAATGGCGCACGAATGATCTCCAACTGCTTTTTGGAAAACTTGATGGTCATTGCTGCTCACCCTGCACCACCTTGACCAATGTTTCAAGCAGAGTGGTGTCCTTGGTCTCTCCTTTGAGCGCCTTTATGCGTTCCTCAAGCAGTTCGATCTCCTTTTTGGTCTTCTCGATCATGGCGTTCAGGCGTTCAACCTCGCGGTTGTAATCCGTACTACGTCCCCATCGTTCCTTGAATTTCCGCTCAAGCCGCCATGCTGCCGCCTGCCAGTTTTCCTCTGCCGCCTTCCCTATGATCATGACGTCCCGGACTTCCGAATCAGCCAGCGCTTTTTCTACTGCGTTGGAAAACTCCACATAAGGCTGCTCGGATTTCCTCACTTTTGCCCGTGGATTGTTCCTTAGCCTCTCTTTTTCTCTTGCGCCCCGCTTTAGCCAATCATACAAGGTTGACTTGTTGATTCCGGCATAGGCGGCAGCCGTCTCAATGTAATTGCCGGCCCTTATGACCCGGCAGATCTCTTCCTGAAGTTCCCGTGTAAGTTTTGTCGGCCTGCCTCCTTTGTTCATGGACTATCACCTAAATTCGCCGAATGATTTCAGCCTTGCTGTACTCCTTTCCCTGCGCCATCATGGCCAAAAATTCCTCGCGGGTGAAGTCGGACAATCGAAAGATTTCCTCCTTCTTCATGCCAAGCTGCTTGCTGATCTCGTCGATTGTCTTGCCAGAATTCAAGAGGCGCTTAACAATGGCCTTCATCGGCTCCAACAGGTGCGTGCCTCTTGCCCTGTTGTGCGTCACTGTTCCGTAGATGTTCTTGGCTTCGTCTTCGTGATCAACAATGACCACCGGGACTTTACCGCCAAGTTTCGTTTTCAACGGCTCCATGCCTGATACTGTCCATCTGTGAAATCCGTCGATGATGGTGTAATCTGGCCGCACGACGATGGGCAATGTCCAACCATTGGTAAGGATGGACTGGATCAGCAATTCAAGGTTTTCCTTCGGCACCACGTTTGGGTTGTAGTCATTCGGTTTCAGTTTTTCGCGCTCAACAAAGTGCAACGACTTCAGCGGCGCAAACAAGTCTTTTTCACCGCTCATCTTTCATCACCTTTTCGCCTTTGGCGAATGAGATATGATCGCTGATTACGTTGTGCATAATCGCCCTCAAGCTCCTGCGCTTCGGGTCTCCGGCAACAAGAGCCTCATACAACTCCTTGTATCTGGATTCATCGAATTGCAGGTTATGGTACTTCAAAAGCTGCGCTCTGTAACGCTTTGCAATCCACCTTTTATGCTCAGTGTCAAAATTTCCGTCGATGTCCGCCAGCAACTTTGCCAACTTCTTGCGATATGATTCTTCTTCCTTTGGCTGCTGGTCGTTTCTTTCGGCCAGCTTTTCCTCATTTTCGCGGCGTCTTTTGGAGTTTCTCCTGAACATCTCGCTGTCCCAATAGAGGGCGACCAGGTAGGCATTTGGCTCCCTGCGCGTGATTCGTTTCATCAAGTCCGGATAGTATTCGTTCAGGTTTACCAGATGCCGCACGGTGTCGATGGAGAAAAACTGTGAAATCCGTAGCTCGGACTTTTTGGCCCCGGTCTGCCACATGTAAAGATAAGCATCAGGAATTTCAATGTTGTTCTCGTATAAATAAAGCCACACGTCATCGTTTTTCCAGTCGTAAATCGGAAACATCTTCCGGTTTGTCGTCATCTTTCCGCCGTTCTGCGAAAAGTACGAAAGACGCTGAAAAGATTCCGCAGTCCTGACCCCAACGATGGTGATCCCGTCTGTCTCAATCCTTGGCAAGAAATCCTGATATGTGTCCTTGCGCGGTCTTAACAGTGGATGACTGCTGACGGCAAAGGGCGGCATCGGACGCACCCACACGTCCTTTTTGTATCGATCCCAGCAGATGAACGACTCGTCGTTCTCCAACTCGTTCAGGCAGCTATAGTGCTTGACCTCCAAGCAAAACCAGACGAATTTTGCGCCAACCATCATGAAACGGCGTCGCCAGTCCTTGACGATCCGTTCGACGCATGGAAATATGGCTTCCTCGTCGATAAAGTGAACCGTCAAGAGCTTTGGATCAATCTCGCCCTTCTGGATGAGCGAATAAATCAAGTGTGCCAGCACCAGCGAATCCTTGCCGCCAGAAAATGAAAAGTAAACGGGAACCTTGTTTGAAAATATGTTCTTTAACCGGATCTTGGCTGCCTCGACGACGTTTAGGTTCGATTTCCGCCTTGCAATCGCCATCCTTTTTCACCTACAAATAAACCTTTTCGCCGCAATGCGGACAGACGATGTACCGCATCGGCTGTACCCGTTCCATCTCCACAGAACCCCTGATGTATTCGCCACCTTCTTCGTCTTCCTCGTATGATTCATCGTCATCGTCCCATTCCCTGACGTGTTCACGGCCTGCGGCCGGGACTTCATTGCCTCCGTCGTCGTCCTCGTCAATGTCATCCGTCGGCTCATCCTCTTGGACGGCCTGTGCTCTCATGATCCGTTCTTCCTTGCGCTCAGCTGCAAGCCTTATTTCCTCGATTTCTTCTTCGGCCAGCTTTCCGTACTCCTGAATCTTTTCATCCACATGGTCAACATCGGCCAGCAGATCCCGCAGCAGGTCCTCATCGAATCCCGGGACATCAAAGTCGTCTTCAAACTCTCTCAGCATCTCGTAAATGACATCCAGATCATCAACACCCAAACTGTAAATCTTGTTGTCGGCCAGCATCAGCTTTTTCTTTTGCGTCTCCGTCAGTCCCGTTACTCTCAGCGCGTCGGCCTCAGCGAGACCCATTTTCCGCATGGCTTCGACCAGCCCATTACCTGCAAGAATAACGTTCTTTTCATCAATCACGACGGGACGGATCTGGCCGAACATTTCAATGCTGCGGATCATTTCCTGAATCTGCTTTTCCGTATGGATTCGGACGTTCTTTTCTGGATGCCTCAGATCAGCCAGCTTTACTTTCTCCGTCTTCATGCGTTTATCACCTCTAGGAATCGCTTTGCTTGCTCGATATGTCCGGCTGCCTCATGGACGATTGACGGATCGATCTTGTACACTTGCCTGAATCCGTCAAACACGTTTTGCGTGTACAGCCGCGCCGGCCACGGATGAGTGCCCTGCCTGAATCCGTCCGGCCATTCGTATATCGGCGGAAGCGGCAGCCTGTAGTAATGAATCGCCGCCAGCACTTCCTCATGCGTCCAGTCGGCAATCGGGTTGTATCTGACGACGCCCTTTTTGTTGGTGTAAATGTTCCCCTTGCCCGTGTAATTTCCGTCCGCCTTCCGCCTTCCAAGTATCAGCAGGTCTGGTTTCCTTTCTCGAAAGTACCGCGTCTGCCCTTCGTGCTGCACAATGCGGTACCACTTGGCGGCCAACCTGTTGTCTCTCGGGAAAAGCATTTCAAGGTTTTGGGCAAGCCACTCAAGATCCTGCCCGGTGTTGATTACCTGGACGCCTTCCGGCCTGTTCTCCACCAGCCAGCGGTAAAAGGCCGGGTATTCAAGGTTGCAGACAACGGCCACGCCCTCCCTGATTCCGGCCAGCCGGCACAAAAATTCGATGACAACCGAATCCTTGCCGCCACTCCAAGCGAAAGCAGCCTCTTTTCCTCTGCACTTTGCCCTGATTTCTTCGACGGTTTTATGAATCAGGACATCAATCGAATTCTTTGAGACGTGTCTTTCAATCTCCCGGAAGACCTTCAGCCATTCCTCATTGCTTGACGACTGCTTTCTTTTGAGCAACCTCATACCGCCTTTCTTCTCATCAGCCAAGCCACGGCTCCGGATGTGAAAAGCGTAATTAGCGACCCGGACACAATCATGGGTGTTATCTGGTGATAATTCCCGTAGGCGAATATCGGCAAGCCGATCGCAATAGATGACACGATGCCCCAAAAGATCCCCTTTTCAGTGAGCCTGTCAGAAAGCAGTGTCATGACTGTTGGCAGCAGTGTGGAAGATCGCAACGTCCCGTAGAGCATGAACAGGTAAAGAACCTGAATCCCCGGGATGTTTGCAATCCAGATGGCGGCCACCATCAGAAAAATCATGGATGTCCTTGCAAAGCTAAGGCTTCTGCCTTCCTTCCCTGCGCGTTTGCTCAGGTCGTGGCCGCCGATGGATGAAATGGCCGTCAGGTGAGAATCCAGCGCGCTGACAAGGCCGCTAATGATCATCAGGATAAACGGAATGACAGCCCATGCAGGCAGCAGGTGCAAAATCGCTTCAACGTTCACGATAGACGGATCTTTGACTTCCAGATTTGCCCCGGCCGCAATGAATCCAAGCGCCGACATCATCAGCGGCACAAGGGAGAAAATCAAAGCACCCTTGATAAAGGCTCCGGCCACCTTCTCCTTTCGGACGGCAAAGCCACGTTGCCAGAACGCTTGATCTCCGAACGGTCCGGCGATCAATCCGATTGTCGTTGACAGGCCAAATGACCAGAAAAGCGCGGCTCCGTCACCGCTGAACAAACTGGTGAATGTGCCTGTCTTTCCGTAGAGTCCGGCCTTCAACACCTCAAGGCCGCCGGACATTTTCAAAGCCCAAGGGATCAGGGTTGCGCCAATGACAAAGATAAAAAGCATCTTGAAAAAGTCGGTCACGACGGACGCCCGAAGGCCAAACAGGATGGAGTAGGATACCGCAATCGCGGCCAGGATCACCGTCACCCAAAAGAACGGGATTCCAGTTATGGTCGCCACGATTTTTCCCCCGGCCAACAACTGGACGGCAAGGCAGCAGGCCAAAAGGCCAATCTGCTGAAAAAGGTAGGCGTTATGCACGCGCTTGGAATATCTGGTCAGCATGTATTCCGACAACGTAAATCCGTTTGGCGCTTTCTCTCGCATCAGCTTGGCAAAATACGAAAAGATGACCAAGCATAAGGCGTTCGGCACCAAGAACCAGAAAAGGCCGACCCATCCGTTTTCATAGGCTTTCTGTGCCGAGACAAATAAGGCCGGCGCCCATATCCATGCCGATGCAATGGAGAAGGCTGCCCTCCATTCACCGACATTCCTGTTTGCCACAAGGAAAGATTCTTTTGTTTGCTCTCCTCTGGCGAAAGCCCATGCCACAAGGAAAACCATTGCTGAGTATGTCGCCAAAAGCCCAAAGCCTTGCAAGGCAGTCGCCATGTCATTTCCTCCCCAACAAAAAACGCCCCTTTCGGGACGTCATTTTTCTTGTTTTTTATTCCTGATTTTATTCCTCGACGTATTCACCCGTCGCGTAATTCTTCCGCGAAGGGAAAATGTGAACGTAACAACTCATGGCCCCGGCCAAACCTGTTCCGCTGCTTTTCAGGCACGCCCATGCAGGCCGTTCAACATAATCAAGCATGTATCCCTTCTTCTCCAAGGTCTCAGGCCTTACAAAAGGATTCACCCAATCTATGCTGCCGTCCGGCTTCTCCACACGGTACGTCGCGCCAAAGCGCGTATTGACCAGTTTCGCTCCCGTCGGCGTGCCGTCAATGTAGAACAGTTCCTCAAACGGCCAAACGCCTCCGTTTTCCAAAATCTTAATCTTGGTCTTCACCAATTCTCGCTGAATCTCATTCGCCCAAGTGCTAAGGAAGCAATCGGCAGGTTCAACTTCTCCGTTTAAGATCCGATTTTCCCGGCGCTGGAATTCATCTTCCAGCGCCTTCAGTTCCTGCTTCAGCTTTTCAAGCAGTGCCACGGCGATCAGTCCTCCTCCGGCAACATGACCGTTATTACAGGTTCAAAGTTGTCGCCGGGCCCTGCGACGGCCTTCAACGTGGCCAGTTCTTGACGGCCGCGCATTGTAAAGTACACCTTGAAAAGTATTTCCTGCTGGCCTGCTCTGGCTGACTTGATCGCGTGCCGCAACATCCACAAAGTATCCCAAAGCCTGCCGTTGGTATCCTGCCCCCAACGCTTCCTGTCTTCCTCGCTCGGGACGATGTACCTTTCCCAAGCTTCCCTAGTCACTGCAACCGGGAATCGAAAACCTGCTTCCCGTGCAGTCTCCGAAACATCAATCAACAACCCATCTTCGATTGCTTGAGCGCGTGAATAGCTGTGAATGATCTCCATCTTAAACACCCTCCTGCAGTGTTTTAGGACTGCCGGGGAACCACCCCGGCATCCTTGGATTTGCTACGCGATATCGGCTGACCAGACATCAAACGGCAATGCGACGTTTTGCAGTTCGCCGTTCACGTAAACGTGGTTTGTTTCCGTGAACAGGATACTTACCTCGAACAAGATGCTTTCATCATCAAGCCCGAAACCCTCAGGCTTGAAGCCTACAAAGTGATAGCCATGGTCGTTTCTCTCGATGAACTGCGGATACTTGATCCCAAGCTTATGCTCAATGAACTCGATAAACTGCCGCATCTCATTCCCTCCAGATTATTGATTGATTGCTTGCTTGATTACATTATACGATATCGTATATCGTATGTCAACATCTCTGAAGGGAATTTTTTCTGTGGCCTCGTTTTTTTGTATAATGGGCTTGGAAGGAAGCCCAGCGGGACTAACCACCCCGCGCATGCCCGGTGCGCTCCTAGCCGGGCTGGCTTCCTTTTTCGTTTTTCAGAAAGTGGAATCCAATGCTACGAGGTTTATCCTTGATGATGAAGGGCTTTATGTGGAAATCCACCTTGCCGTCTTCAAACGCCACGACATACCAATCACCCCATTCGTCATGATATTTGGCGATAATCTGCCCAATTCTCTCAGAATACCCATCATTTGCGACAATCAAGCGGCCAATGTTCGGATCTCTCACTCTTACACCCCCGTTTTGACCTTGCTTGATTTTGTGGTTTAATTATACTATATTCCATATCGAATATTCAATGGAGGTGTTAAAAGTGGCGTTGGTTGTCCGGCCGCGCCTTTCGGAATTGCTCAAGGAACGCGGCATTACACAGCTTGAATTGTCGCGCATGTCGGGAGTGCCACAAGGAACGATTTCACGCTTCGACAAGAACAACCGGCATGAGGCGGCTCATTTGTTTACCATTGCCAGGGCACTCGGCGTTCAGATCGAAGACCTGTTTGAAGTCGAAGAAGAAGAAGGCGATCAAAAAAGGCCGTCACGAATGTAAGTGAACGGCCTTTTTGCTATGTATTCCACGGCGCAATCTTCTTCAATTGCTTGCGCCGGATTCGCCTGTTTTTGGTTCTCAAGAAAATCACTGCCCTTTTCCTTGCCTCCCCTTCTGCATGAGAGACAAGGATCTTTGCCCACTCCCGGGAAACGCCTTCGACAAAGCGCTTGAAGGCGAACCTGATTTTCCTCGCCTGATCCTCATCCAAGATCATGGCCGTTTTTCCTCCTTCTCGCGCCGCCCCGGCCTACCTCCCATTTTAATCAGGCAAAAATCCAGAAAGCAACTAATGAGAAGTGATGTGAAGCAATGGGAAGTGACGGGAAGTAATGTGCAAAATGTGAAGCAATGGGAAGTAATGTGAAGTGATGAGAAGTCGTCAAGCAGTCCTCATCTCGTTAAGGTAAAGCTCAATGGCCAGCTTCCGGATCACCGACTGTTTGATGTCATAGACAGCCCTTCGGCTGACATCGAGCTGCTGCGCGATCTCATTAAGTCTTACTCCATCCATCAGCCCCTCAGCCACAATGCGCTCCCGTTCGTCAGACAGCTTGGAGACCGCTTCCTCCAACCGTTTCAGCTTGTGCTCATATCTCATGATCCGTTCCCACTTTCGCAGCAGCTTTTTGGCTTCCCAAAAGGTTATATCTGACGGAACCCCAGGCTTCGGCAACGTCGCCTCGATCCCGAATTTTACGGTCGATATGTTTACAATCCTTTCCAACGTTTCCCTGTCGTATGAAAAAAATTCCTTCGACTTGTAGAAATCGGCAACTTCCTCAGCCATCCAGTGGCAATCCCTCAAGTCCTGTTCGACACGCTGCATGGCCTCCATCATCTGGTCCAGCCTATCATCTGAGAGAACATTCATTCCCTCTCACCCCCTGGTGTGCTATAATGGAGTGAGAGTCCCCCTTTTTTTTCAAAGACAGGCAACTTGATTGCCCGGCATTTGCTTACCCGACAAATGCCGGGCTTTTATTTTGGCATCAGAGCCAATGAAGACCCTTCTTTTGCCGTCCAGTAAAATCCCAAACGAACCATGCGTACTCCGTCGCGTCTGTCCCATTCCCCGTAAAGCTCGGCCGCCTGCTCAAGATAAAAAGTGCAGTCGGTTTCTTGTCCTGCCACCATACCTTGCGTTTCCGGCTGGCCAAGAAGGTAAGAGGTAAAAGCATGATGACGCAATTGGCAAGCTGAAGACTACGTTCGATAAACTCCTGTGCCAAGCTGAACGGCGGATTAGTGATGATGATATCGAATCTGCGCCCGAAGTCCCACGTCAAAAAGTCTCGCCCCTTCTCTATTTCTGCCCATTCAACGTAATCAACGTATTTTTCGAGCAACACATTCGCAATTGCCCCGTCACCTATGCAAGGTTCCAAGACTGACGGTAATTCAGGCCATACAATCTGTTCCGCAATGGCTTCCACGCACCATCTCGGCGTGGAATATGCGTCCTTGTCCTTCCGGCGGCTACCTCGATTCGTAGCGCTCATCCTCTCACCCCTGCAAGTACGTTTCAGCCATATCTTTCATGAAAACCTCATCTGCATCTTTACACTGCAAAACAAAGTCCTTCCCATGCATCAAAATTACGGAAAAAAGCGCCCATGCTGCCCATTCAGTAGAGACATACAAACGCGACTTGGCATATTCGTGAGCCATCCGTATCAACTGCGACTGCTCATTTTCATTCAAGCCAACAAACGCCATTTTGGAACGCAACTCTTCCATCGGAATCACCTTTGATTCACAATCTCACGGATTGTCTTCATACAGCTTCCTTTTCTGCTTTCGCCTGATTTGCTCAAGTCGTTCAGGAAGTTTTGCCAGCGGAAGCAATGCAAAATGGTGGGGACAAAAGTCCGCGCCATTCAGTTCGTTTGTGCATTGGTCGCAAAGCGGGAGGTCACAGGTATCATCCAGATCCCTGTTTGCCTCCATTGCCTGCTTGTGTGTGCCGCCGCAAACAAATATCACATTCCGTCGATACTCCACAACGTAGTCACAAAGGCGCGTCGCCTTGCGCCTCCTGCATATGGCACACGGATCAAGAAAGACTTCCGGATCGTTCATTTGGGATTCACCTCGTCACTGCCGCCAGTTTCCTGCTGTTCGTCGGCTTCCGGCATTTCCATTTCCCTGCGTGCTGACCACCCGTAGACTTTAATGCACCTGGAAAACGGACAAACCGCCATGACCACTTTCCCGCGACTGACATGGAGATTCGCCCATACGCATTTCAAACACCGTTCCATGCCTTTGCCTCCGTGTTTGCGTCCATGAACGCCTTAGCATATTCCATGACGACGTTGATCCGCTGCTCTAAATCGCTTTGAAGCAGGGTAATCCTCCGGCCACCAAACAGGCAAAACGCATGAATATACTTTGACAGCAATGCATCGTATCTTAGCCTTAAATGCTCATCGGTGGATCGAAATCCGTCGTCCACAGTCTTGATGACAGGCGGCAAATAGACAATCAGGTCGTATGTGTTAAGCGCATGTTCCACAGCTTTCCCGATCCAGATGTTCACAGTGATGTCCGGCACCCCGTAAATCTTGGCATAAGCAACGGGATCAAAAACCGTCCGGTAGGACACAAAGCAATCAAGTTTGTCTTCAGCCAGCATTTGGGCAGCAAGGATGTCTGATTGGATTCTCTTTTTCTGCTCAGGCGTACCGCGATCAATGTATTCTTGTGTCGTCTGAAATCCGTAAGAACGAATGATTCCTCGCGCGACTTCCTCAATCATAGGCAACCCAAGGAGCTTACTTAGCTCCCGGACCAATGTCGTTTTCCCCGTGCTATGTGTTCCAGTGACCGCGATCCTCAATTGTCAACTTCCCCTCTCCAGTTTTTTGCCTTCACTTTGCTGCCCGTCTTTCCAGTTCATTCAGCGCATCCAGCGCATTTTGCACCCTTTCGGCCAGCCAAAGCGTTTCCGGTTTCGGATTTTCAATCGCACGCTGCTTCTTGTACCAAAGCTCTTCCTCCAAGACGATCCGGATTCGCTCCGTCAACTCATACAGCGGCGGCCCAACAACCTTAACTTTCCGCGCCTTTGGCTGCTGCACGGGCTGTTTCTTTTTGCGCTTCTTCTTGGCCATCTTAACCACTCCTGTACCGCCGATGGACGGTGACAAAAGGCGTCCATCGGCCATGACGATATATCCGTTTCCTGATAAACAAGCGGCCGGCTGCGCTGCTCCATTTGTCGAATGAAAGGAACACCATTTTGCAATCATCCCTCCTTACTGCTTGTACGGGCAATCATCATTCGTGATCTTGGTGTCAGCAGGCGGCACTTCGCACCGTTGAAGTACCTGATACACCCGGCAATTCTGGTAGTCTGACAACTGACATCCCGTGCAATTGTTTCCGATAGCCAGTTCCGCCATGTCGAAAAAGTTATCTGCCTCCATGTAGACTTCCTCTTTGCCCTGCGGCGCTGCCTTGCCTTCCAACAAAAGCACGTGAGTTTTGGCCATGTTCGCGATCATCTTCGACTGTTTTTCATCCAACTTTGGAGCCAATCCATGCTTCAGGGCCCTTTCAATAAACGACTTGCCACGCTTCAGGTCTGAAAAGTGCTCACCAAAAAGCTCTTTCAGCTTCTCCCTCTGTTCGACTTCCTCAAATACCCTGCGAAAAGCCATCAACATCAAGACCCTTTTGCGATCTTCGTTGTTCAGGTATGCTCTCACTTCGCATCACCTTTGTGTCCATGTCATTTTCAGGCTCTCCCTATGACACACGTTCCTCAAGCTCTTTCCGCAATGCATTCACCATGGCTTCCTGTGCCTTGATCCGGTAGATGATCGAATCCACATAACGTGGATCAGCGTTTCTTTCAAGCTCCAAAAGGCGGATATACTCAGCCCTTGCCTTGGCCAACTCTTGCTCAATCATCTGTTTTTCCATCGTTCACCCTCCAACCTGCTTGTCCAACTTGTCATTCCTTTTGGCTTTGGAGGCAGCCCTCATCCTCCCATTCATCGGCTGTCTCCAAAGCTTTATTCAGATTCCTGCATGTCTTCATCCTCAGCGGTATTGGATTGACTGTGCCGTTTTCCAGCTTTTCACATTCCACAACTGTAAAGCCTGTTCCGTCTGACTGAACATAAATGACGCGATCATCAAGATGTCTCTCTAGCTCAACCTTCATCTGATTGTCCTCCCGGCATTTCATCCCACGTTCGGCCATCTAAATATCGTCCTGCCCTTCTGCGTCCTACCCTGCTTAATACGTTGTCGGTATCAAACTCGTACATCTTGAATCGTCCTGCCCATTCCATCATGGCGGTTTGCCCATCCCGAATAAGATAGGGATGCAGCCATTCGCCCCAAGACTTGAAGAAGAACGGTACCCCTGCCTCCACACACTGATCCCGGATGCTACGCACCCAATCAGGATGCATCGGCCTTGACCCGGGACCAGTCTCTCCGCCAACGATGACCCAGTCGATAGTTCCGGCGCCATCCGGCCAATCTTTTGGGCCTTCGCCCCAGTCGAGTTTCTTCAAGAAGACTTCGGGGATCTGCACAGGCCCCAACAACGGCTCGCATGACAGAAACCTCACCGCTGCTGGCGTTTGCAAAAGCAGTGGGATTCGCTCGTCAGCAGCCTTCTGGTTTTCCGCGCTTACACCGAGCCAGACGTTTGGTATGGGCCACGATTCCTTTGTTCCGTTGTAAATCATCCCATCAAACTCCGGTCCCAATCGTTCGATCATTTCTTTCATGCGTTTTGGGCGTTTGGTGAGCACTTGAAAAATATGCCAATTTGCTTCTGCCATCACCTGAAACACCTTGCGGATAAACCAATCAGGAACTTGCTCATGAAACAGGTCCGACATGCTGTTCACGAAAATTCGCCGTGGTTTTTTCCACCGTAGTGGCTGCTCCAAACGTTCAAGGTTCAGTATCACGTTCTCAGCCGCATTGGCCGCCGTCCACGGCTTGCTTGTCCACCCGAATCTATGTGACAATCGTTCCGCGTAACAATTCTTGCATCCGTCACTGACTTTCGAGCATCCTGTCACCGGGTTCCATGTGGCATCCGTCCATTCGATGTTTGTTTTCCATGCCATTTTCACCCCTCCCATCTTCATACACCGACAATTTGCTTTAGCATCTCAACGTCATCCCGAATCCTCCTGATACCTGACTTCAATTCATCGATCCTGCTTTCAGCCTTTCAACGGATGCACTTACCTTACTTTTCACGGCCATTCCCCCTGCGGCCTTTTTTCTTGCGATCCGGCTTGTTTTCCAAGATTGCCTTGATCACTTCGTACTGACCTTTCGTCCCTTTCACTTTCCCGTCATTCAATAATGCGTAAATATGTCTTGCGATCTGCGCCAGAATGTACGCGTCGCGCACGTTGTCGCTGCTGCTCTCAAAACCCCACCGCTTGAATATGGCCACCGCCAGTTCATCCTTCTTCGCAACGCCTTTCCCGGTTGCGAATTTTTTCAACTGTGCAGGCGTCACCTCGATATAAGGGATTTGGCGGCGATATAGCCCCATCCGGATTCCCCACCCAATTCCACCGAGGTGAAAGCCTTTCTGTGAATTGAATCCAAAGCCTTCAATGCAAATCACGTCTCCGGCCTGCACCTTCGCCATCACGTCATCGATCAGCGTGACCATCCGTTCCGGATCTTGTTCTCCGTTTCCTTGCAATTCCTCGGCCTCCAGCACTTCCCCGTCGATACCCAAGGCCACAAAGCCTGTTTTTGTGCTAGGATCAAGGCCAACGAACCTCAAGCGTCTCACCCTTTCACGCTTCTTTCCTCACAATCCGCTTGATCTGTGCCCAATCGACGCCGTATCGCCTTGCCAAGTCCATGACGCGCATCCCGTTGTTGTACAACCTGCGGATTTCTTCTTCCTGCGACTCTGTTAGTTTAGGAATATCCCCGCGATAAACGCGGAATAAATCATTTACGTCGATTGTCCGCAAATCGATCCGGTTCTCTTGGGCAATCCGGATCGCAGTCTCAACCATGCCCATAAACCTATCCAAATGCATTTGCCCAACCGTCTTGAACCATTCCTGATCAATTGCGGCTTTATCCCGTTGATCCATACGCACCGCCCTTCCTTTGCCCGATTTTCCCCTTCCTTGCCCGATCTATTGCCAGAACCGCGATCTCGTCCGGGTCACGGTTTAGAGCTTTGGCGATCTCGTAGACGGATAGGCCTTGTTCCCACATTCGATCAAAAGCTTTAACTTCCTGAAGCGACCAAAGGAAATCCAGTTCTTCAAGCGCAATATAGTCTGACACATCATCACCTTTCTTCATCGTCATCATGTCTTTCCAGAACACAGTTCATGCAGCATCCGTACTCCTCATATTCGATCCGTTTAAGCAAGACACCGCACTTTTCGCAGCGGTGGTGTGTCATTTCCTTAGCCTTCTCGATTGACGCCAACAAGCTCATTCCTCTCATCCTCCCGAATTAGCTCTGCGATTGGAAACGTGCTTCTTGTTTCCTGTCCCAATAACGGCAACTGGCGAGGACGATTTGCCTGCTTCCGGGCAACCATAAAATTGCCCCATGCATCCCTGTGTGCCTCTGTGGGCCCGAAACCTTTTTCCGTTGCAGGTTCGACCTTTACCAGTGACATGCACTCCCGGCACTCGACTTTCTCAATTCCCAACGGCTTGTAGAGGTTCTTTTTGCATCCGCAATTCGGACACTCGAACCGCAACTTGTATAGCGGTTCTCCGTCTTTGACGATGATTCCAGTCCTCCAATGCTCCGGTTCTTCCTGTGTCGTGTCCTTTTCTTGCCCCGTTTGTTCCGCCTGTTCAGTTTGGACAGCCTTTTCCTGCTCGGCATGTGTAAACAGCATGATCCCGTCCTGCTTATTGCCGTCTCTCGCCGTCTGTGCGGCCCGTGGCGGCGTTTTTTCATGCTCGGAATAGGTAAGTACCTGGAAGGTACGTTCAAGCAGGAAATCCATTTGCTTTTCGGTCATGCTCTCGGTTTTCAACGAGGCTTCCCTGTGGCCGTTTCGGACATGAAGTTCAATCATCCGGCGTTCCTCCCCTTTTCTTGTGCCTCTCGATAAACTCGTTTGCCTTCCGTACTGCTACCTCAAAGGTGGCCCCGGTCACAATGTCAAACTGACTCGCTGGCTTTTCGCCAAAATACTTTGGGCTCCACCTGCCATACCAAGCGCACCAACCGTCCGGCTCCTTGAACAAGAAGACGGATTCATATTTGCTGATGGATTTTTCGTAGGCTTCGCCGCGCCTATATACCAGCCACTGCGTCCTTTTCCTGTTCATCCCTGATTTCATCCAACCATGCCCTCAATTCTTCCTCCGCGCGTTGCGGATTGGCGCACTTGCACGGCAGGAAGACATACATACCCGGCGTTAACATCTCGACAATGGCTCCCTTGCCGCCACATTCACACATTGCCTTTGAACCTCCTTATCAGGTCTGAAATCCGCTTTTTGCCTTGCTCCATCCGGAAACTTGACGCCTTGTTCTGAACAGGCACGGCGAATTCCACGATCCTGTCGTACAAACGCCCCTTGTCATCCAGACGGTACATCAATTCCCCCGGCTCATAGTTACTCGTCAGAAACATCGGCTTCATCCGCCTATATCGCTTGTCAATGATTCTCAAGAGGACGTCCTGTGTCCAATCGGTCACCTTTTCGGCGCCCAAGTCGTCAATAACGAGAAGATCGCACAACAAAAGTGCTCGCATGAGATCCGCCTCGTTCTCTGGCTCATCCCGGTTAAACGTGTTTCTGATCCGCTCTAGAAGCTCCGGCATCGTCACGAACACAACCGTAAATCCTTTTTTCAGCAGGCAATTGGTTACCGCGGCCGCCAAATGGCTTTTCCCGTTTCCGGGAGGGCCCCAAATGAGAACACCGTCAGGCTTGTCCGCCGCAAAATTTCCCACAAACTCCTGTGATACCTGAAATGCCATCTCCGTCCCTTTACGGATAATGAAGTTCTCAAATGTGCAACCCTCGAACCGTTGTCCTAGCTCACTAACGGGAAAAATGCGCTCAATCTCGGCTTTGATTTGCGCTTCCCTCATTCGCCTGATTTCGTCCTCGAAGTGCTGGACTTCACAGCGGCAACTCGGCTGCACGGTACATTTTTTGCCAAGGATGGTGACCTCCATCTTCGGGACCGTCCGACCACAATGGGGACAAACATGCTCACAGGCTGATGGCGTTGATGTCATCAGGATATGATTGATGACTTGTCCGATTTGGTTTTGCGCCATGTGCAAGCCTCCTTCGGCGCTCGAATTCGTTGTCAAAGGCTATGGCTTTCTCAAGAGTCAAAGCGCCAACCGAAAGATAATCATTCAGGATTTTCCTGATCAGGGTAAAGCTATGTCCAGTGCCTGAAACTGCCGCACGCTCAATTGCCCTGATAACCACCTGCTCATCCATGCCGTCATCAAGGTACGTGTTGATAAGGTCAATCTGCGCTGGCGTCGGACTGAATCCGAAGGCTTCCTCATGGGCTTGGATAAAGCTCTTTTTTCCGTTTTTTTCCTCGGCCTTAGTAGTAGTAGTAGTAGTAGATCTATATATATCTGGATCTGTATCTGGATCTATGTCGTGACTTCTCGTGCTTTCCTCGTGATTTTCTCGTGACACACTCGTGACACTGTCGTGACTTTGCCGTGACTTTTCCTGTTCTGCCTTTTTCCTCTCCCGGGATCTTCTTTTGCGTTCACGAGTGGCCTCCGGTGTGTCGCTTGGGTTGTCATATTGTCTTTCGTCCCACTTTGGAACACTGAAAATCCCTTGATTATCGCGCTCCAAAAGGCCGAAACGGATCAGTTTATCAATCCCTTTTTCCGTTACGTCAACAGGCAAAGCGGCTTCATCTGCAATGTCTGGAACCTCATACGGAAAGTCCTCACTCATCAAAAGCCGCCCTCGAATGGGTGAATCTGATGCAATGCACAAGACGACAATCCACAGCCAACGTTCTTCCGGCGTCAGTCTGCGTATTTTTGGATCGCGTCTTATCTCGGAATACAAACGGAACCAGTCAAGTTTTCTGCTCAATATCGTTACCCCCACTCGTGACACACTCGTGACACACTCGTGACTTCATCGTGAAATCGGCGCGACGTAAACAGGTTTTCCAGTTAATTCCTGAATCTCCCGTTTGAACCGTTCCTCGTCACTGTTGACTGCGCTGAGATGAAGCAGCCAGATTTCCTGCACCTGTGACAAATCGTTTGCCATGAGAAAGTCCTTGACCGTCTCAAGGCCAAGGTGTGAACGCAACAGTCTCGGCTTCATTGCCTCCGGCATCAGCCCTTCGGCAATGTTCCGGTTCAGGATGTTAATGGAGTAATTGCATTCAATCAGGACGTGGGTTAAGCCTTTGAACACATACTTTGAATAAGCGGTGTCGGTGAGATAAAGCACCTTCCCAGCATTGCTCGCCAGCAGGAAGCCAAGCGGTTCCTCGGCGTCATGTACCGTGTCAAACGGCATAATCGTCCACGTTCCAACTTCAAACGGCTGTTTTGCCTTGATGACTTTTGCGCGGTGGCCGGATATTCCCAAGGCCTTAAAAGTGCCTTGGGAAGCGTAGACATCGATCCCGGCCTTCATGACTTCATGGGCTGCGCCTGCATGGTCGGCATGTTCATGGCTGACCAGGCACCCGGCAATCCTCGATAACCTAAAATTCAGCTTCCGCCGAAGGTCTTTGAGCCTGATCCCGGCCTCCAGCAGCAGTTCCGTCCTGCCATCCGTGATGTGATAGCAGTTCCCAAGACTGCTGGAGGCAAGTGGCGTAAACTCAATCATCAGAATGGAGGAACCTCGTCTTCTTCTTGTCCTTCTGTTTGCTCGAATGGAGAGAAAAGCGTGTCCATGTTAACTTGATCAGGCTGTTCTTCGCTCTCTGGATCGGCCTTTGCTGCCTCCGATGCAGCAGGCTCCGGTTCTTCCTTCGGCTGGGAAGGCTCATCATGCTCCTTCTCGTCCCTATAAACAGGCTCAACATCAATCACTTCGCGGTTCGCGTTCTCCGACATCTCTCTCCGGATTTCCGCCACGTTCTCATCCGTGGCCTCGCTGTAGGCAAACTCAACGAATGCATTGCCAAAGTCCTTTGGAATCCGTTTGACAATGTTGTTTCGCATTTTCCTGATGATCATGGATTCCCGGCTGTGCGGATCTCTCCACGCAGGGCTGATCCATTCTTGCAGTTCCGGATCATCCAGCGCCTTTAGCCCCAATTCCTTAACCTTGGCCAAGATTGCCGCCTTTTTCTCGGCAATCTTTTTCAGCGCTTCCGGTTTTGCTTCATATCGGTTTTTGGCCAGTCCAAACGTCTCATTCATCAGGTTGTTGTTGACATGTGCCAGCAGGTTTTTCACCACGTCGTCGCGTTCAGCGATGTAAAACTCAACCGTTCCGTCTTTTTTCAGGATGGGATACACCACACGGACAACCTCACCTTTGCCCGTTGGCCGCCATTTTGGCGGCGTCATTTTCAGGCCGTCATAGGTCGGGTACTCAAACTCGTCACCCTCCCTGACCAGCCAAAATTGCCCAACCTTTGCCACGTCCCGGCCAAATCGGGCGAGAATGGCGTCGTTCCCGTCGCCTTCGATCCCCATCTCGATTTGCTTTTTCCAGACTTCTTTCCCATCCTTCGTTTTGTGCCGCACGTTACGGATCTGGAAATACACTTCCCGAGGATTTGCCGATGCATTGAGTTTGAGAGCTGCGATATTTAACAAGATGTGAGTGACGTTGTTCCTGTCGAGGGCTGGATCGTTCCAGTCGATCCCGTTTTGTTCAAGCATTGCGTTGATCGCGGCAATGGCGTTGATCACGCATTGCTTGGAATAGGAATCCATCCTCACGCCATTGCCAGCCAGTTGCCGTTCAATCATCGGGGCAAATGCGTTGGTGATTTTCGCAAGCCCTGTAGAAAACTGTGGATTCTGTGGATTCTGTTGATTTTTCTGGATTGCCTCGGCCATCTATACCGCCTCCTTGATTTTTTCGTCTTCCAATTCCACGCGAAGCTGTTTGTCTTTTTCGCTGACGACCAACCGTATCTGTTGGCCAATGGTTGGCAGAAGGTTGGTGACTGCCTCGGCATTGTCAATGAAGATGGGTGCCGAGAAGCCAAAATGTTCCGAAAGTGTATTGATGATGTCCAGCCCCACGTTTATCCTTGCGGCGTTGTTCATGCTGTTGTATGGCACGCCGTCAACCATCGTTTCACAGACTTCTTGAAGCCCTCCGTTGATCTGCTGTTCAAAGAGTTTGAACCTCGCAAGCTTAAACTTGCTGTTGATCCGTTCTTCCAGCAGGTTAACCTTGGTTCGGATGAATTCTTCAAGCATGAAAAGTTCATGCTCAAGCTGTTCGTATTCGTCGGCAAGACGTCTTTCTTCTTCCTGCAATTCCTTGATCCGTTCCTCTGCGGCTCGCACCTGCTCAAACTTGGCCTTTTCGCGTTCAAGTTCTTGCACCTGCGCGCGCAAGCTCGTGAGTTCATTGCTTGCCTTGGCGACGGCCTCATGAACCGACAGGCGCAAGCTCTTGATTTCCTGTTCGATGTCAGCCTTTTCCTGTTTCTTCTTGATGTACTCCGGATCTGCCTCAACGTCGGTCATGGATGCCCGGATTTCATCCAGCTTGATTTGTGCACGCTGTAATTCTGATTCCTTGAGTTCTGCGTCCATCTTGAGTGACGCAAGTTCGTCAAGGATTTTCTCATTCGCTTCTTCAAGAGCCCTGACTTCATCCATTTTCCGCTTGCCCATCTTGGCAATTTCCTCTAGGCGCTCAGCCTTCCGGCGGTTGAATTCTGCTTCGGCCTTTTGATGGGCCAACAGGATCTGATCCTCCGGCAAGGCCTGTCCACACGTCGGGCAATGGGTATCCTGTTCATGCTCAAACTGCTCTGCGTTGATTTCCTTCCACTTTTCCCGAAGCGCGTTCGCTTCGGCCTTTAATTCCTCGATCAGTCTCTCGTTTTTGCTCCATGCTGCCTGCTTGTCCTTGATTTGCGACTGGATTCCGGCCAACTCTTGTGTCAGCCTCGATACTTCCAGTCGTTGTTCTGTCATCCGTTCGATTGTGCCGGCCTGCACGCGGTTTTTGATCTCGATGAGTTCAGCCTCGATTTCCCGCAGGCGTTTTTCCTTGACTGCAACCTCGCCTCCGGATTTGATTCGCTGGATCTCGGCCTCCTTTTCGCCGATTTCCTCCCGCATAGCCTCAATCCGCGCGGCAAGTAAATCCTCGTCTGTCTCTGGAAGCTCCGGGATCGACCGCTGAACCTCATCGATCCGGATTGGGATCTTCTCCAATTCTCGGTTGATCATCTTTCTACGCTCGTTCACAATCCTCTTATGTTCCTCCACGCTGTTCCCGTTCAGGATGTCCGGGAGTATTGCCAAGGCTTTGTTCGAGTTGACAACATCCTCAAAGGATACGTCCCCGCACACTTCCATGAGGATTTTCCTGCGCTCCTGCCACTTCAATTGCTCATTGAAATGTGCAGGATTGGTAAGCAGCTTAAACGCGTTCTCGTCAATGATTTCCGCCACTTTTTCCTTGTACTCTTTCTGCTTCACGGGCACGCCGTTGACGTAGTAATCCGTCTCATGTCCCGTGAATTCTGCCGTTGCCGAGCCGCGCTTTTTTGTCCACTTTTCGCGGTAGACTTTGCGGAAAGTGATTTGCTTCCCGGAAACGTCCAGCACGGCTTCGACTTCGTGATCCAGCCCATGCAGAACATTGCCGTCCTTGTCCAGCGTCTTGACTGCAAAATCGGAACGGCCTTCGCTGTCCTTGTCAAAAAGTGTCCACAAGAACGCGTCAAATAGCGTTGTTTTCCCCGTTGCGTTGTCACCGTACACGGAAACATCCAGCCCACGGGCATCAAGGGAAAATTCCCTGATGCCCTTAAAATTCCGGGCTGTCAGCCGGATCAATCGAACGTGATTCATGCAGATGTCCCCCTTTGCAATTCCAGATACTTCTCGTAGCTTTCGATGGTGTCGAACTTGAACACCGTTTTCCCGTTTTCCTTGATGGCGATGTAACCTCCAACTTTTGATAAATTCCGCTGATCCTGAGCCCGTACGCTGAACGGGATTTCGACTGAAACCCTTTGCTTGCGTGCCACTGCTTCCCCTCCCTTGCTGGAATGGAGGCGGTGTGCTATTCTTGCTTTGACATGGATATTTTTTTACCGCCTCGATCGCGCTTTTGCGCGATCTTTTTGTTTTCACACTTGCCCAATGCCGTCTTTACATTGTTGGCACACTCTCTTGTCCCGGAACATCGTGATGCGTTCCGTTCCGCCACAGAAAATGCATCCTGGAACGTACTTCCTCAAGATGATGTCGTCCCCGTTGACGTAGAATTCAATGGGATCACCGACTACCATCCCTCGGGCTTTTCGCATTGACTTGGGAATGACAATCCTCCCAAGGTCATCAAGTTTTCGCACGATTCCGGTCGGCTGCACAGTGTTTCACCCCCGTATTCTGGATTGTCTGGTGCGAATAGCCGCACCGATGGACGCCTTGCCGCGAAGGATGGAATGAGGTATGGGAACGGGAAAGGTGAGCGGCGTGGGTGGCAAGGCGCCCATCGGCAAGGCCATTCCCTTGCCGAAAAAGTTTGTAGCCTCCCTGGATTTCATGATTCAGATGTGGTATTCTGTTGTCAGGTAGGATAATGGCTCGCCTTCAGGCGGGTCATTTTTGTTTGTATCCACGTTGTTGCAGCCATTGAATGATCTCGTCCTTTCTAATCACTCCCCCTGCTTCCGGCATTCTCGCAACAAAGTCCCACTTGAATTCCTGATAATGTGCTTCAGCAACCTTTTTGTTTCCGGTAACGGCAAGCAAGATATTTAGCGCCAAGTCTGCCGGACCACTGCCTCCGTATCCCCACTCAAAACCTGATGGACTATGGCGCACAATGGCGTGCGGAACATTGGCGATGGCTTGTCCATCAACGCGACGTAATACGATGTCACCGCCGTCATAAAATCCTGATCCGCCGTTTCCTTCCTTGGCCTTTTCTGCTCCCTTCTCCGCCTGAACCTTTGTCCAACAGACAGGACCAAAACCTCTCTCAATACTTCCTGAATCTGATAACGGCCTGCTGCATCTTAAACAGAAAGCCATCCTTCCATCCCCTCCAATTGCTTTTAAGCCAACTGAAAAATTCATACTCTCGAAAGATGTCTGCCACATCCGGCAAGGTTTTCTTTCCAACAACCAAACAAACAAATCCGAGTGCTGCCCATATGGCGAATTTTACGATCATTCCATGACCCCCAGCTTGTCAGCCAGTGCATTCAAGGCCATTGAAACGATAATAGGGAGATCCTCTTTCGTCCACTTGGCATCATCGGAACCTCCGTTCTCCGGATTGTTAAGCCACTCGATGATGCGTTCAACCTTCTTCTGGTCATTCGGCAGCAGCTTAACCTTCATCATCATATCCTCCCAACCTCCTAACCAAAGAACGATAAGAGTCGGTACAAGATGCTGATGCCATCCATTCCATACAAGAAAGCGATTGCCACTTCATGCGCCTGCGTGATCTGAATCCATTGCGAGAATGTGTAAATATCTGGAATCTTTTTGTCCATCTCGAATTTGGATATGCAAGACTGCGAGCGATTCAGCAAATAAGCCAATTCCTCTTGGCTAAGTCCTGCTCTTTCGCGGCAAGCACGAAGAAGCGCTCCCACTTTCGACATTTGATACCCCCCTTCATTCCAAAACGGAATACAATCAGCCGGATAATCGGATTATTATGGCATTAGGCTTGTCCGCCGTGCCGGAATTAAGATCCGGCAACCTTCTTTTCTGCTGTCTGTTCCTGCTTGTTCTCCCTTTCCTTCTTTGCTCGCAGCATTGCTCTGACGCATATTTGCGTAACTAGGCGCATGGCTTCCGGCTTCAGCTTTATTTGATCCATTCCCCTCCCCTCCCCGCAGCAGGTTATGTGACATTGTATGAGGCACTGATTGTCCAGCTTTCATGCTGTTGTCTGCCTCTCTGCTTCTTGGGCAAAACTGCCCTCATGGAACAGTTCCTCTGCATGGCATTGAAGCATCTTGGCGATAATAGGAAGCTGATTAGCTTTGAAGGCGTATTCGCCTTTTTCGTATTTCATGTATGTCGAAGCATTCTTGAAGCCAAGTGCCTCCGCCATCTCTTGCAGGGTTATGTTCAACTCCAAACGTCTTTTGGAGATGAATTCAAGGTTTAGGCCTTTCATGTTGACACCTCCTTTTGACGCAACAACAAAACCTCGAGTGTATTTTGTCATTTTAGCAAACCCTACTGAAAAAAATAATACTTTGCCAATCTGGAAATGTCAACGATAATTTTTGTCTAATCAGCAAAAAATAGTTTCCAAAACAGAAAATGATGATAAAATGTCTTTGCCGATATAGAAAGTGGTGGTATCCGTGGGTGTTGGGGAAAGAATCAGATGGCTTCGCGAAAATCGAGACTGGTCACAGCTTTATCTGGCGGAAAAGCTAGGGATTCATAACAGTGTGTTGTCTAGGATTGAGGCAGGAAAAAAAGGACTAGACAATGATCTGCTTATGAAGCTCGCAGAAATCTTTGGCGTCAGTGTCGATTATATCCTTGGCCGCACTGACGATCCGACGCCACCAGAAAGTCCGAAAAACAAACTCCCCCCACTTACCGAAAAGGATAAGCGGGACATTGCACGGGATCTGGAAAAAATCATGGCCAGTCTTGAAAGCAAAGAGGCGTTAGCCTTTTATGGCGAGCCAATTGACGATGAGACAAAAGAGTTAATCAAAATCTCGCTTGAAAACTCCATGAGGCTTGCAAAGCAACTTGCAAAAGCCAAATTCACACCCAAGAAATACCGGAAATAGGGGAGTTTGGCATGAACCTTATAAAAAAAACCGTTCAACGTCTGGTATGGACTTACAAAACTTCTTGTCCTTTCCAAATCGCTGAACACAAAAACATCGTCGTTTTGTTTGCTCCGCTTGGAAACGTTTACGGTTTTTTCCAGACATACAAACGCCACTGCTTCATCCACATCAATAACGGCTTGGACGAGCAAATGCAGCGTTTTGTCTGCGCGCATGAACTCGGCCATGCCGTTTTGCATCAAAAGGAAAATACACCCTTTATCCAACGCCACACCTTTTTTTCCGTTGACAGGCTCGAACGCGAGGCAAACAAGTTTGCCGTTGAATTACTAATGCCTGATGACGTCATCAAGGAATATCAGACACTTCCCCAAGCCGCTGCTGCCTGCGGTGTCCCTTTAGAAGTCGCAAAACTAAAAGTAATCGTTTAACTATACCTTTCTGACATCGAAAGGAAACGGAATAATGATCGCTCTTTATTGCAGAGTTTCTACCGATGAACAGGCGCAGCAAGGGTATTCAATCGAGAACCAACGGGAGCGCTTGGAAGCATATTGCAGGTCTCAGGGTTGGACTGATTATCAGTTTTACATAGACGACGGATTCACCGGCACGAACATGGACAGGCCTGCCTTAAAACGGATGATCCGTCACATTGAGCAAGGATTGATTCAGACCGTCGTGGTGTACAAGCTGGATCGGCTTGGTAGGCGGCAAAAAGATGTCCTTTTTTTGCTGGAAGACATTTTCGATGCAAACGGCGTGACCTTTAAATCGGCCACCGAGCCCTTTGACACCAGCACGCCATTGGGCAAAGCCATGTTAGGAATCCTTGCCGTTTTCGCCCAGCTTGAACGTGACACCATCATCGAGAGGGTGACGGCAGGCCGACGGCAAAGAATCCGGCGCGGCCTTTGGTATGGAGGCCGCATTCCATTCGGATACCGCTGGAACAAAGAAAAGCAAATGCTGGAAGTCGTTCCAGATGAAGCAGAATTGATCCGCGAGGCTTATTCAAGACTTTTACGCGGCCACTCGTATCTTTCGATAGCAGAATGGTTGAATAGCAAGACCAATGTCCGGATTTTCACCCATAACATTGTCAGGGACATGTTAAAGCGTCCGATCTATGCAGGCTACCTTAATAACGATGGAGTTCTCGTAAGAGGAAATCATGAGGCGATCGTAGACATGGAAACGTTCGAGCGAGCACAAAAAGAAATCCAAAGACGCAAAGACGGCGCTCCGCCAACGGGAGATTATTTGCTCTCAGGACTGCTTCGCTGTGGCGTTTGTGGCTCGAAAGTGATCCATGTCATCAGGCACAGTAAATGGAATGACAAAAGCAAGTCCTACCATTACTACGCCTGTCAGGCAAGGCACGTCAGGCGGAAAGATCGGCCAACGTCATGCACTTTACCATACAAAAGGATGGAAGAAATGGACGCATGGGTATCCGATGCGATCAAGCGGATCTCTCTGAATCCTGATGTCGTCAGGCAAGAGATCGAAAAACAGGTTTCAGTGACGGATGAACGTCTTGCAGTCATTGAGGAACTCGAAAAAGCTCTGGAAGACGTGAATCGAAAGCTTGAACGGTGGTATACGGCCTTTGAGCAGGGAGTTATCGATCCGGCGCAATTAAAGGGACGGATTGACGCATTGGAGGAAGAAAAGCGGAAAATCCTTGAAAGGTTAAGCGAGGAAGATGTACCGAAGGAAGACAATACAACAGAATTGATCGAGGAACTGAAAACGATTGGTAAAGCGTGGGACTACTTGACGTTTGAGGAAAGGCAGGAAGTCCTCCGGATAGTGATTAACCAGATCATCATACATCCGGATCGTGAACCTGAAATCATTTGGAACGTGTGATTTTTTATTTTTTGAGGTTCACTGAAGTGGGAGGGGAACATGGAAACATCACAATCTGCCAGATCCAAACGCATTTATTCCGTGGACATTGCCAGGGGATGTGTTGTGGCCTTATCAGTGCTGCTCAGTCATATCCTTCCCGGTGGATACCCTTTACTCCGTCACGCCGAATGGTACGGAATAACTGTGATTGATCTTATCTTTCCGGCTTTCGTCACTCTGTTTGGTTTAGGCATGGGGATTGCATATTTTTACGGGATTCGATGGAAGAAAGTGATCCGAAGGACTGTCCTTTTCATATTGATCGGCCTCTTGTACAATGCCGTTGTTCACTGGAATGTCGATCCGGACACATGGCGGTTCACTGGAGTGCTTCAATTGTTCGCAGTTTCCGGCTTAGTCGCCGTTCTGGTTTTGAGCCTGAACAGGACATGGCAGTTTCCCGTGATTGCGGCGGCCATTGTGATGTTGACTTATGGCGGGGTGCTTTATTTTGCCGGAAAACCGTGTGCTGAAGGTGTCATTTGGCCTGATTGCAACCCTTTATCAAAAATCGACGCCGCTGTTTTCGGACTTTCGCACCTATATCACCAAGGGACCAAAGGATACGACCCTGAAGGGGTGGCTGTCATGTTCAGCGCTTTGGCCAACATATTTTTGGGAGCAGCCGCCGGGCGTATCATTATGAACCCGAAGCAAAAGAAAAAGAGCAGCCTCCTGTTACTTCTTGGCGCCGCCCTTTTGCTGGCCACTCCCTTATTGACGTACTTTGCTCCGATAGGCAAACGGTTGTGGACGCCGGCCTTTGCTTCTTTGACTTCCGGGGTGGCCATCCTTCTTTCGGCTTTTCTTTTCTTGCTGTTCGATGCAAGGCCGTCCCGGACATTAAAACGCCTTGCCGGGCCCGGTCTGTATCTTCTGGAAGCCTTCGGCCGCAATAGCCTGCTCGTCTACTTCGGAAAATACCTGCTCGCATCCGTGCTGGCTCACTTGAGCATCAACGAAATGTCCGGCACCATCCGGCAAATGCTGATCGATGGAATATCGCTCTTTCCGGGAGATCCAAAATTGAATTACGCGCTGTTCTTTTTGCTGTTCTGGTCTGTATTGGCAATCCTTTTGCACCGCCGGGGATGGTATGTGCGCGTGTAAAGCGCGATCGCCATCCCCTGCCTGCATTTATGCACACCTGAACCAACGTTTTTCAAATTCTTGTAGTTTCGTTTT